ACCCGTTATGTATGTTGGCACTTCAGGTCATTTGGCGAGCCAAGCTGGATGCTCAAAAAGGCATGAAAGACGCTATAGAATGGTTTGGCAGTCAAGATTATCATTGGTATTTAGATTTTATATCGGTGCATCTTGGGTGCAATTTGCCCCATGATTTTGTGCCTAATTTTGGAGAGGATTAAATGTTTGTTAAAAATAAAGATGGTGATTTTGTCAACCTGGAGACAGGATTGATAATTATAAATTACAGTAACGGTCATATCGAAGTTGAAATAAAAAATACAATTTTAACTTTGTATGAAGGGGACAACGTGCAACGGCAAGCCTACATGGACGAATTGGAAAAAGAATTAGCGGCCTTCGGAAAGATGATCCGGGTTAAAATTTAGTTGGAGGTAAAAATGGAACTTAAAGACTTGGTTGGTTTGAAAAAGCTTTCTGGCGTTGATATGACCAATGAAGAAATTCAATCAGAATGGGGTGATTTTTTTGAAGATTGTCAGGTTATTAGTTTTAGACCGTAAAACATACACGGCCATTGAAGACCCAACAGATGGGTATCGTTCTGCAATGAAAGAAATCAAAGAATCAAAAGCGATAGTCAAAAATAAGTTTAGTCCTGTAAAAGTAATGGGCATTATGCGTCCCAATAGCTTAGACGAATTAATTGATTTTTACGATATTAAAACCGACAAGATCGTTTTATCTGTGGGTACACATGATTATAGTGATTACTACCCAATGTTTGTCGCGGAGTTTACTCCTGAAAACATGATAATCAACAATAATTTTGGTTAAGGTTTGGTTGTGTTGGGGGTGGGGGATGTGGTATAATGAAGGGACAATTTAATAGTTATACGCTTATGGTGTTTGGCAGCACTAAGAGGGCACAAAAACATTTTGTGTAAGTAATTAAGGACTCTTTCCTTGAACGCTGGCTTTTTGGTATTCTTACCCTCTTTAGGACTGCCAATTAAGCCAAAAAGTCAGCGTTTACGGAAAGAGTTTTTATTTTTGATAGGAACCACTATGACACCACTTAACACCGCTTTGCAATGGAATCAAAAAGGGATCGCCACAATTCCTATTCGTTACAGAAGCAAAAGACCACTATTCGCTTGGAAAAAGTACCAGACGCAATTACCCACTGAAACAGAAATAAAAGAATGGTTTAAGAGCCGATTTGTAAATGTAGCAGTTATTACCGGGTTTAAAGGATTGTCCATCATTGATTTTGACAATCAAGCCATTTGGGAACTGTGGCAATCATGGATTAACTTGAAAATGCCTGAATTATTACGCAAAACATACAGGGTTGGAACTCGCAGAGGCCAGCATGTCTACCTGTTTTTAGAGAATCCTCCAGACAAAACACTTTCGATAAAAGATGACCAAAACAATACCCTAATTGATATAAAAGCAGCCGGAGGCTATTGCTTGGCTCCAAATTCCATCCATCCATCGGGACATCAATATGCTGGATTTAATAAGCCATCCGGCATTATGACAGTTGAATCATTGGAATGCGTACTACCTAAAAGCCTGCTAGAAAAAGCGTTAAAAGAAGTTGAAATACCCTGTATGGTGGGGGGTAATAATGCCAAAATAGACCCCTGGCAAATTACACCAGACATGCAAATCGAAAATCCTATTCAGTGGATAAAACAAAATCGCTCAATTCTTGAATTTTTCCCCAATGCGCAGCCAAGTGGCGCCAATCGTTGGTATACAGTTCTTTGTCCATTTCACAACGACAATCAAGCAAGCGGCTGGCTTGATGTACGACGTAATCGGTTTGGTTGTCAAGCTGGATGTGTGGGAAGTGGGATTGACCTTATTGATTTTTATGCATTACTGAAAAATATTAGTAGAAAAGAATCAGTAAGGGAGCTGGCTAAATAATATGTCAATCCAAAGCATCATACAGGGTATCCCGCAAAATGGTGACGATGTAGCAAAAGCATCATATTTATTTGACAATAAAACAATAATGAAGGGGCAAGCACTAAAAGACAATGAATTACCTGTAGTTGATGTTGCATTAAGACCATATTATACGGCAAGCCAAATCCGCACATGGATTAGCCAAGTAAAAAAACAAAAAAAGCAACAAAGTGCATCTTCTGCCAGCATATTAACCCATATTGAGATTGCAAAAAAATACTTGCTAAATCATCCTGATGATACCCTGTATGCCAGGTCAGATTATCACAGATACGAAAATGGTAAATGGTGTATTTGGCCCGAGTTAGAATTTTTAAGCGATTTAGGAAACCTGTTAGAACAGTTGGAAAAAGCAGATGGCTATGCTTTTACACATGGTCAGCAAAAAAGCATAGCTGAAATGGTAAAGCAGCGAGTAGTTATAGATGACAAGTTGCTAGACATGAATCCTACTTTAATCAATATGAAAAATGGTACTTTTTGCATTGAGCAACAGAAACTTTTACCACATGACCCGACAGATTATATTACTACTCAATTACCTTTCGATTATGATCCTTATGCCATCTGCCCAACATGGGTATGGTATCTCAGAACTTCATTAGTTGAACCTGGGCCTAATGTATTTGGCAAATGGGATCATGATGAAAAGCTAATTGATTTCATTCAAGAAGCCATTGGATATTCACTCACAGCCGATATGAGTCATCACAAAATGTTTTGGTGTTTAGGTGAGGGTTCCAATGGCAAAGGCGTATTGTTTCACATTCTGCAAGAATTGGGTGGGAGTGCGGCCACTGCTTTTAATTTGGATATGCTCAATCAAAATTACAACACTTATCATCTGGCGGAATTGGCCGGTAAACGGCTTATTTACTGCACAGAAGTCAAACGTGATTTTGACTTTTCAGGTGATGCTATGCTTAAAGCGGTTACAGGTGGCGACAATATCCAGGTAAGGCGCATTAGAGAACAGCCATTTGTTTTGAATAGTATCGGTAAAGTTTGGATTAGCCTTAACGATTTTCCACATGTAAAAGATACTTCATACGGTTTTTGGCGGCGTGTATCAATAATTCCTTTCAATCGTGTCTTTAATGAAAATGAAGCTGACACCGATTTAAAAGACAAATTGATAGAGGAATTGCCCGGTATTTTTAATTGGGCTATGGCCGGATTGCAACGGCTGTACAAAAATGAAGGGTTTACGCAGTCACGCCAAGTTACCGAATTCACAGCAAAATACAAGCTGGAATCAAATACAGTTGCTATGTTTGTGGAAGATGAATGCACAGTTAATCCAAACGATGATCAATGTTTTACAACGATTATGCCACTATACACAGCTTATAAAAAATGGGCTAATGATAGTGGTTACAAGCCATTCAGCCGGAAAAACTTTAAACGTGAAATTGAGCGACTTGGATTTAAAGAGGAACGGAAAATGAATGCAAGAGCTATTATGGGAATCAAAGAACCTGACACAGGACCATTCGCATGACCATATATGGCGGTACTGAATCCATGACAGAAATTTTTCAGTTTTGTCATATTTTAGGGTGTTTTTGTCATGGTTTTGTCATTTCAAGCCTTATTGATATTTTGTATCAAAAAAATGTCACCAAAATGTCACTAAAACGTTACCAAGTAAAAAACGGTAAAAAGTAGACATAACTACTAAAAAGAGGTGATTCTATGACAAAAACAGCGTTTTATGACAAAAACATGACAAAAATAAAATCATTTTGTCATGGGTTTTTCGTGATAGTAATGTACATTTTAGTCGAGTATAAATATTTAACAAATGTCTTATGACAGAAATGACAGAAATTTCCTATATACGTATGAGGAACGATTTAAACATTGCTTTTTTTCAATGTTTATAAATTCTCATATAAAATTATATAGAAAAAACTGTCATTTTTGTCATCAGCTAAAAATAGCAGGGTAAAACACACCCATATATAGAGGATGCAAAATGAGAGAAATTGAATTTAGAGCATGGGATAAAATAGCAGGAATAATGGTTTGTCCTGTAGTGGCGTATAGTGATCATGTTGGCTTTTCAGATAGCATAAAAGAAAAATTTTACACTGAAAATGATGACCATCTTGAATGTGGCGATGATTGGTACTGGCTATTTGATTATGAGCTAATGCAGTATACAGGGTTGAGGGATGCGAATGGAGATAAGATTTTTGAAGGTGATTTAATGCAAGACAGTATTGGACTGGTTGGTGAGGTGTCTTTTAAAAATGGTGCATTTGGTGTTGTGCTTTCCGGTAATTCGTTTTGGGATTTTAATAATTCAATTGATCCATTTAATAGAGTTATTGGAAATATTTATCTGAATCCAAAATTATTGAACCCGGTATGAGCGACAATACAGGGTAAAAGGAAAATGAAATGAGCAAGAAAGTTTATATTTTTTCAAATGGCACTCAGTTTTCTGACTGGCAGGCGTCAAATTGTGCACGGTGTACAAAATCTGCTTCAATGCCGGAAAATGAAGATATTTTCCCTCTACTGTGTGAAATTGAGAGCGCATTGTATGATGCAGATTTTGATAATGGAATGGTCACTGAAGAAATAATGAATCGTAGTGGCTATGAATCTGGTAGGTATGTTTGGTGTTGCAACGAAGTAGATTGGACAGAGGAATGGAAAAATGAATACAGCAATAGAAACAATCAATCTGGTGGTTGAATATGGTGTGAAACAGGCAGCCCACATACAGGGTGTAACGCCATATGCAATCAGGAAACAAATAAGAAATTTTGAGAATCAAATGGGCATTACAATCTTTTCACCTTATGACTACAATCGCGTAATGTGGCAGGGAAGGCAATATTTAAAAAATGAAAATATTGATAGCGTGTGAATTTAGCGGAATAGTAAGGGAGGCTTTTGGAGCAAAAGGTCATGATGCTTGGTCATGTGACTTACTACCGACTGAGCAACCAGGGCAACACATACAGGATAATGTATTGGATATTTTGAATGATGGATGGAATATGATGATAGCATTTCCGCCATGTACCTATTTAAGCAATGCTGGCATAGCTCATTTTAATGTTTTAAAATATGGGCAAAAAGCGATTGATAGATGGTATAAGCGGATTGAAGCATTTGAATTTTTCATGAAATTGGTTAATGCACCAATTGACAAAATAGCTGTAGAAAATCCTGTTGGATTTGCAAATACGGCATATCGCAAGCCCAACCAAACAATTCATCCATATTATTTTGGCGAACGGCAAATGAAGCGTACTTGTTTGTGGCTTAAGAATCTGCCTAATCTCTGGTATTGGATGGAAAGTGATTTGTTTGGTAATAAAACAGCTAGTGAAAAACCTGAGCCTATTTTTTTTGATAGTACCAATAGAAAGAAAGCCAGGTACTTTACCGATGCTGTTATTGGCTATTCAAATAATCACGGTCACAAGCGTAGTAAAACGTTTGATTCTATTGCAGGGGCAATGTCAGATCAATGGGGATAGTTGATTAAACCCTGTATTTTGTGGTAAAGTGAAGCTATGAAAGTGAAAATTGGAGCTAATTTTTATGTCCGATAATAGCCGTCAGTGGAGTGCAGGCCAATTAGAATATATGGCATGGTCCGCGTTGTCACGTGGGGAGAGACGGCCGGCTAAAGAATCAGAAATAGCGGCTAAAATTGGCGTAGATGACCGGACATTACGTCGATGGAAGCAACTACCGGGTTTTTGGGATGGTGTCAGAAATGAAGCTAGGGCAAACTTAAGAAGCTCAATCGGCCGTATTTATGATGCTCTTATTAAAGAAGCTGAAGCGGGTAGTTATCAGCATGTTAAATTGGCCTTAGAAATGTTGGGTGAGCATACTGATAAAGTTCAGCATATTACATGGCGTGATAGGGTAATCAAGCTTATTCAAAGCGGTATGGCTGATTTTGAAATGGTAAGTGCTGATTTGGGCGATGAATTAGCTAGAGAACTTTTTGATGCTGCTAATGTGAAATTGTAATGGGTATACTAAGTTATTTATCACCTGATGAAAGGTTAGAATATCAAGCGGAAAAACTCGAAAAAAAATTAGCACTTCGTCGTAATGTTGCCGATTTTGCTGATCCTGTTGAATGGATACAAGAAAACTTCTACATACCAGAAATTAACGCGCCAATGAAACTATACCCTAGCCAGATTGAACCACTAAAAGAAGCATTAAAAATCGACACCAATACAGGGTTATTTGATTATAGTACTATTTGTTGGTCAAGTATTAAAAAAAGTGCCAAAAGTTCGATAGCTGCTTCAGTGGGAATGTGGTTTGCTTTTCAAAATCCCTGGTCACAAGTGCGAATTGTGGCTAATAGTCTTAAGCAGGCTTACAGCCGGTCTTATTATTATTGCACCCGTGCAATTGCACTTAATCCAAAATGGCGTAATACAATAAAAGTTACTGGCAATACAATAAAGCTGCCTAATGGTTCTACTATTACGGCCGTTCCGCTTAATCCAGATACAGAAGCTGGTGGGGGTGATGACTTTGTGATGTATACTGAGATTTGGGCATGGCGACATGAGGCAGCTTTGCGGATGTGGTCAGAAACAACATTAACGCCGTTGCTTTACGGGAAGTCTTTAAGGTGGGCGGAGGGGTATTGTGGGTATTTGGGGGCAAGTCCTGTATTGGAAGACCTTTACCAACATGGTGTAAAAGAAGGTCGCCTAATCAATGAAAAATATGAGATGTATCGAAATGAAGCCGGCCGTCTTTTTTGTTTGTGGCAAACTAAACCTCATCTTCCCTGGCAAACTAAAGAATATTATGAGCAAGAAGCGGCAACACTTACACCCAATGAATTTAATCGACTGCATAGAAATCAATGGGGAACGTCGGTAGATACCTTCGTACCTCCTGAATGGTGGCATAGTTGCAAAGCCAATATGCCGGAACTAAAGCCAAAAGAGACAATTGTTTTAGCGATGGATGCGGGGGTAAGTGACGATTCATTTGCCCTTACAGGTGTGCGCAAATGGGGCGCTGATGGTGTTGACGTGGCTTACAGCCGCCGTTGGTTGCCTCCACAGGGTGGTAAAATCAGCTTTACGAATCCAGACAACCCAGGCGACCGTGATACACCAGAGGGCGAGATACGTTACCTATGCGATAATTACAACGTGGTCATGGTGGCCTATGACCCATACCAATTAGAGGATATGGCTAATCGGCTTGGTCGGGAAGGTGTAGCGTGGTTTTTTGCATTCACACAGGGCAGCCAACGATTAACAGCCGATAGCAATCTGCGAACACTTATTCGTGAAAAGCGGTTACGGCACAAAGGTGATCCTGATTTAACAGAACACGTCCTAAACGCGGGTGCAAAAACTGATAGTGAGGATAGTAGGATTCGGATTGTGAAACGTGCGCAACATCTTAAGACAGATTTAGCAGTTGCATTATCAATGTGCGCAGATCGGATTTTGTATTTGTTGAACCTATAGCACAAACAATACAGGGTATGCTATAATATTTAAGCCTCGTTTTCTTCCTCTTCTGGCGCAACTGGTATAAAAATGCTCACATTCCCCAATGTGGGCATTTTTGCTTTAAACCAGTTTCCAAACTAGTACTTTTTACTATTGCTAATTAGCTAATTGTCATTTATACTTCTATTATCAGTTGAGAACAAACAGACAAAAAACAGGAGATTGAAATGAAACAAAAAGAGACGAAGGAACAATTTTACACCAGAGTATCAAAACAATCCATACGTGGCCTAACCGAAGAAGAGCATCGTCTAATCGGCCGCCGATGTGCCGAAAATGGTACGGGTACATGGCATGAAGCTACCCGTTTATCGCGGGAGAAGGGGAACAGTGTAGCGAGCTGTCCCTGCTGTAATCCTAATTGTGATTTGCGGTAAAATCCCAGCCCCCAGCCGGAGGGTTATCCGGCAAAGGAATAAAAGTGCAAAGCTACAACGAACTAATTTATGAAGGATTGCCAGGGGGCAACCCAAAAGAAAAATTCGAGAATCTGGAGATAATGAAGCGGATTTTGTTAATGGTAGCATATCCGAAAAGAGGTGTTGACAACTTGAATACACTGCAAGACATCGCAGATACGATTCAGATCATCTTTCGTCTTGAAGATTTAGAATAGATAAAGGAACCATCATGCAAATAATTACACAAGAAATGTTGGCAGAAAATTTTATCAAGAATGTTTTGTTCGGTTTGTGGGCAGAATACATAAATGACAAAGGCGCTCACGAGGCCGGATTAAGTTTTGATTCATTTGTCTGGCTTCGTTTGTCAGAGTTAGGGCAGGCAATGTATGAATCAATTGGTAAAATGTATGGCGATTTGGATGAGGTGATGTAAATGCCCCTGACAAACGCAGAAAATCAAGCGATATTAAATCAACGGCGGCAAGCGGCTTATGTAATACTCAAAATGTTGGCTATAGAATTGGGTATTATGAAAAGCTGGAAGGATTCCAGCGGCTATGACAAATTTATTAAGCTGTTGGAA